ATATCATCAATGATATTATAGGCAAGTCTACAGTACAACGCAGAAAAGGCATTCACATGAATGTCCAAATAAAAGACTATGGCGAGGGGCTTATAAAGGAATGGCTCAATGAAGAATATGCTCCAGGCAAAAAGAATCTAACTAAGATACTATCAGAACCATTAATAGAAGAGTTAATACAATATAATGACAAAGGAAACTTTGATAGGGTTATAGCGCTCATAATGGTAATGATATATAGACAACAACTACATAATCTGCATGTAAAGAAAAAGAACGCAGATGTAAGAAAAAACAATCTCTTTAATAAACCACTATTCAGTAAGGATTGGTGGGGATCATCAGATGATGCATTAGGAGAAATAACAAAAAACTCAGTAGAAATAAATTGGAATTAAAATGAATAACACAACGACCATGTTCCCAGCACAAAAATTAAGTCTTAAAAAGAAGACTAAGGAGTGGGGAGAAGCTTGCGTAGATTATATTATTGGCATGGGGGAAACTGTTCCTTCTGGTTCCGATAAAACTAACTTCGAGGAGATGCAGACATATTATGATCTGTACAATAGTATATTTGATGAAAAAGATTTAAAGTATGTTACAGATCCATTTAAACAAGACGATGGATTCCCTGCTACTGCTCAGGACTTTAATATAATCAGACCGAAAATAGATCTATTACTTGGTGAGGAAACTAAGCATCCATTTAATTTTAGGGTAATTAGAACTAGTCAAGATGCTTCATCTGATGTACAAGATCAAATGAAAAAGATGATTGTTGATTATATGATGGCTGAGATTATGTCTACAATGTCACCAGAACAAGCACAAGAGTTTCAAACAAAACTAGGTACAGGGGAGATTATGCCTCCAGAAAAAATATCTTCTTTTATAACTAAAGACTATAAAGACATTGCGGAAGAAACTGCATATCATAGTTTAAATTATTTAAAAGAGAAACTAAGTCTTCCTCATGAGTTTCATAAAGGGTGGAAGGATGCATTAATTGCAGGTAAAGAGATCTATTATACTGGAGTTATTAATGGAGAACCTAATTTAGAGCATGTAAATCCAATGTATTTTGGTCATGACCATTCACCAGATTTAGAATTTATAGAAGATGGAGATTGGGCAGTTAGACGCATGAGAATGTCTCATACTGAGATATATGATAGATTATACGATAAGATGACCGAGAAACAATTAGACAAGCTACTCGAACTTACTAATGCTAATCCCGGTGCAGGTAGTTATGGCAGGGATGGATCTAATGTAGATTATATCCATTTAGACATGAAAACAGTTTCAGGTCCTGGAGATGATAACATGAATAGTGTTAATCAAGTAAATCTATGGCATGCAACATGGAAGTCTTATAAAAAGATTGGGTTTGTTACTATTCTAGATGAAACTAACCAGCCTCAACAGATGATAGTTAGCGAGGATTATATGGCTATCGGAAATGAATTGGATATAGAATGGAAATGGGTTATTGAAGTATGGGAAGGATATAGATTTGGGGAAGATGGATACGTAGGAATACAGCCGCTAGAATACCAATTTGTATCATCAGATAATTTAAATTCGCAGAAACTACCATATTCTGGAGTTATATATAGTAATACTAATTCTAGGTCTAGATCATTAGTATCTATAATGAAGCCACTTCAGTATATGTATATCATTGTATGGTATAGACTAGAATTGGCATTGTCTAGGGACAAAGGGAAAGTAATAACAATGGATATTACTCAAATACCTAAATCTATGAATATAGATGCTGCTAAATGGATGCATTATCTATCTGCAGTTGGCGTTAACTTCGTTAATCCATATGAAGAAGGCTGGGATATACCAGGTAGAGAAGGTGGTAAACCATCGCAGTTTAATCAGATCTCAGCACTTGATCTAACTATGTCTGATGTAATTAGTCAGTACATAAATTTAATGGCTAAGATCGAAGATATGACAGCCGAAATATCTGGTGTTAGTAGACAAAGACAAGGTGAGATATCTCCAAGTGAATTAGTTGGAAATGTAAATGCCGCTACAACTAACTCTGCTAATATTACTGAACCACTATTCTGGATGCACAATCAATGTAAGAAGAATGCATTAAGGATGCTGCTTAACACTGCAAAAGAATGCTGGAGAGATTCAAAACGTCAGAATATACAATATATGATGAATGACTCTACTAGAATCTTTATGAAATTAGCAGGCAACTTCTTCTACGAAGATATGGATGTATTCATTTCTGATTCGTCTAAAGACATGCAGAATCTAGAACTAGTAAAAGGGTTATATCAACCTGCAATCCAGAATGGCGCAAGCATCTTAGATATTGCAGAAATAATGACATTAGATAGTGTATCTGCGATTAAAACTAAATTAGGTCAGATTGAAAAGACTAGAGCAGAACAACAACAGCAATCAGCTGATGCAGAAAATCAACGTCAGATTCAATTGAAACAAGCTAATGATGAAATCAAACAACAGGAACTTGGATTAAAACAACAAGAACTTGAATTAGAAAAGTATAAGATCGATACTGATAATCAGACCAGGATTACTACCGCAGAGATTGGAGCTTATAAAGGTCAAGTTAATCTTGATGTAAATGGGAATGGTATTCCTGACCCTATGGAAATAGCTAATTTAGCCTTAGATCAAAATAAACATGCTGCTGATCAATTTAGTAAGCAGATGGAACTAGATCAAAAAGAAAGAGCAGCTACATTGAAACACGATATTGATAAAAAGAAAATTGACCAAGAGAAGAAGTCTGATGAAATGAAGATGGACATTGACAGAGATAAGATCAATATGGAAAATAAGAAAATGGATGTTCAGATGCAAATACAGAAAATGAAAGACATGGCCGCCCTTGAACGTGAAAAAATAAAGGCTAGAACTGCATTGAAAAATAAAGTAACAGGAGAACGCTAATATGCCAAAACTTATACCAAAACCAGATGATGCTTTAACTAGAGATTGGAGAGCTGGTGTCCAAAGAAGTTCGTCTACAAACGTAGTTATTCCTAATGAAATTCAATCACAACCAATTGCATCTTCTATAGTAAAAGGAGATGCAACCCCTAAGATGATAAACATAAGAGATAAACGTAGAGTTAGATACACGTCCGGAGAACCTGTTAGCGACTCTTTAGGAAATTCAAAAACAGGAGTGTATCCCACTTCTAGCGCCGTGAAAACTGTTAATCAATCTAAAATAAGGGGAGTTGATCCATGGAATCCATTGGCAGTGTCATTTCAAGAATCTAAATTAGGTAAGGATGATCCTGACAATCCCGGACATATTGTAAATCAAGATTTTACTCAACCTACTGGAGAGGCAGATATGGTTAATGTCCTACAAGATAAGATGGCCGAAGGGAAAAAATTAGGTTATAAAGATGAACTGCACCAATTACAAATGTATAATGGTATGGGGAATCTAAAATCAGATTCTGATAAATCATATAATATTAAAACCGGCCAAGGCTCATCTCAAAAGAAATGGTATGGCGTACCAATTCCTCCTTCTGGTATTATTAATATGAAAGATAATCCTTTATACGGAAAAGAGGTTACTGATCTAAGAGATAATGTACTTAAAAAAAGTACTGATATTCAAAATATAGTAGATACTACCGGGACTCAAGGTGGTGTTTTAATCAAAAATGGAGTTAAATATACTAACCCAAATTACTTAAAGAAGGCAGCTGCTAATAGATGGTTATCTGCTAATACAAAATAATACAATTGATAAATAAACAATTATGAAAGACAATGACGTACTGGGTGGATTTAGTGCAATTTTTGATACACTATCACCTAATGAAGACATGAAATTAAAAGGATTCGAAGTCGTAGAAGACCCAAACGATCCAACAACTGATACTAGGGCATTGGATATTAATACTCCAAATCCATTCACTATGGACGACGAACCCGATGAAATAGTAGAAACTCCAATTCCTGGAAAAGAAAAGGAACCTGAATCAACTCCAGTGGTAGAGTCTGAACCAGAAAAAGAAACTGAACAAGTAGATGAATCTGAGACGGAACAAGTAACTGCATTCTTTGATGCAATCGCAGAACAAGTCGGGTGGAATGATATTACTGATGAAGAGAAACCTAAATCAGTAGAAGACTTTGTATCATACATGAAGAGTGCTGTAGAAGAAAGTAGCGTTCCTCAATATGCTAATGATGAGATTGCCGCACTTGATGAATATGTTAAGGCTGGAGGATCAGTAAATGATTACTTTAATCGTACATCTGATGTAGACTACGACTCAGTAGATTTAACTGATGTTGAATCACAGAAAGCATTGGTTAGTGAGTTCTTAACTGCTAAGGGTTTTAGTGATACTCAAATTAAAAGAAAGTTAGAAAAGTATGAAGATGCTGACCTTTTAGAGGATGAAGCAACTGACGCTATCGAGTTTTTGAAGGAATCTAAAGAACAGAACAAGAAAGCGCTATTGGAAGAACAAAGAACTGCTTATGACAATGGAGTGAAGGAGCAACAAAAATTTTACAACAACGTTGTTGAACAAGTAGAAGCACTAGAGGATGTACGTGGGATAAAAATACCTAAAGAAGATAAGAAACATTTAGTTGAATATATGTTCAAGGTAGAATCTGATGGTAAAACAAAATACCAAAAAGACTATTCGAATCCCGAGAAAATAGCTAAGAACTTAATAGAATCTGCATACTTTACCTGGAAGGGTGATAAGTTGATAGAACAAGCTAAAAGGTCTGGCGAAACGTCTGCTACAGAAAGACTGAAGAATACTTTGAAAACAAACAAAGTAAGTGGTTCAAAACAATCAATAAACAATGGGTCTCCAACACCACTATGGTCTATAGCTTCGCAACAACTATTACGAAGACCCCAATAATTAAATAATAAAACTAAGTTTTAAAATGGATAATGGAATTTTAAATAATCTACAGCTTTACAGAGGAAAATGGTTTTCTGATCTTGTTGATGAAAACATGCTTTCTAATGCATTGTTAACTAAACCTCACGAAGTATCTAGCGTAATTTCTTACGTATTTGGTACCAAGGACGATGGATATAGTTCTGCTCTTGACTTCTTAACAGGTGGTCTTGGTAAAACTATGGTAATTGACCAACGTGAATTCAGATGGTCAGTAATGATCGACTCTGACCGTGCAGTTACAATCCGTTCAGCTAAGTGGAATGGTTCTGTAGTAACAGACCCAACAACGCAAGCAGGATTAGGTAATACACCTATCATGTTGTCATTGGAAGATAAATGGTTTGGTCCTGGTGCAATTATCGAATTGGACGATAAAGAATTTCAGTTACGTGTATCTGGAGCTCCTTACCAAGATGGTAATGAATGGGTTTATACCTGTTTCATCGCAGATAGTCAAGCTACTTCGTTTGTACCTGGTAAATATTTAGTTTCTGGATGTCAAGTATCTCGTTTAGGTTCTGCCTACGAAGAATATTCTGAAGAAGCAGATATCATCAATTACAACACTCATATTAAATTGCATAATCATTTGACTACAGTTCGTTTGTCTTATGATATTACTGGTACTGCTTTTAGTACTGTACTTGCAATCACATTAAAAGACCCTAAGACGGGTAAGACTTCTTATTTGTGGTCTGACTTCCAGGAATGGAAAGCTGCTCGTGAATGGAACAAACGTCAAGAACGCCAATTAGTATATTCGAAATATAATGCTAACGCTGATGGTACCACCGATTTGATGGGAACTAATGGTCGTCCAGTTTATATTGGCGCAGGTCTGTTGCAGCAAATTGCTCCAGCTAACCGTAGGTATTATACTGAATTGAATGCTGACTTGTTGGAAGATTTCTTGTTCGATATGTCTTACAATATGCTTGGAACTAACGAACGCAAATTTGTAGCCTTCACTGGCGAAATGGGTATGCGTGAATTTGACCGCGTGTTGAAAGAAAAGATGGGTGCTTTCAATTTAATTGATAGCAAATTCATTACAGGTTCAGGTCAGGAATTAACTTTAGGTGGTCAGTTTACTACTTATCGTATGACCAATGGTATTGAGTTAACTGTTAAACACTTACCAATGTACGATGATATCGTTCATAATCGTAAGTTGCACCCAATTACGGG